GAAAGGGCGGCTGAAAGGCCGCCTTTTTTTTATATAAATATTAGCATATGGCAATATCAATATTAGACCCTATCAAAGTATCTCAAGGCGGCATTAGAAAAAGTGTTGACTGGTATAGAAAAAACGTTGCGACACTATCTGATAGTATAACAGCGGCTAAACTAATGAGATCAGGCAAATTAAACGGTATTCCTAGTAAAGGAAGACTGAATTTCTTCTTTTATGACCCTAAATATAAAAGAGTATTACCTTTGTATGATAGGTTCCCACTTGTTCTACCTTTGGAAACAATTCCAGGTGGATTTATGGGAATGAACTTTCATTACATAAGACCTGTTCAACGAATTAGTTTATTGAACAATTTACAAAGATATGCCTCTGGTGGTATGAAGTCAACAACAAGAATTGATGCTACCTACGATGGTATTAAGAATGTTAGTATTGCGAGAAATACAATTAAGAAATACTTGTATAGTCATGTAAGATCAAGTTTTTTAAGAGTTGATTTTGATGAAGCAGCGTTGGCAGTAATGCTGCCTGTACAACAATTTAAAAAAGGAAGTCCATACTAATGGCAATATTAAGAGGCGGAAAAAGAATTGGTGGATATGATATACGAATAGGTTTACCTAGAGATAGGTCGCTTGATGACGTACAATCTGATCCACGTTTAAGACAAAAGGCTGGTGGTAATCCTGAAACTACAATGGGTAGATTTCAAGCCATGGTCAATGAGGCTGAAGGCTTTCAAAGAAAAGCTAGGTTCTATGTAGAGTTTGGTTTACCAAAAGGTGCTGTTTCGGATGGTGGTAACACTAACCAAGATGAGATGCAAGGTTTCTCATCAGAGGCTCAAGTAAATACAATGAGAGTAGATAATACACATAGACGAGTACAAGCATTTTGTAGTGAAATATCTATGCCAAATAGAGAAGCTGTACAAAAAGAAATTAAACACAATGGACCAACAAGAAGTTTTGTTTATGATTATACTTCAGGTGACATTACAGCTACATTTTATACAGACAAGTTTATGAGAGAAAGAACTTTCTTTGAGATATGGCAAAAGGCAGCATTTAGTAACACTACACACAATTTTAATTACTATGACAACTATGTTGCGCCAATAGACATTATGGCGTTAGGTAGTTTTGCTAGTAGAGATGAAAGAGATGATGTTACCTATGCAGTTAGACTAATGGGTGCATATCCAAAAACAATAAGTGAAGTATCATTTAGCCATGATGCCAACACAATACAAACATTTACTGTTACATTTTCATTTAGAAACTGGGTTAACTATTTCATAGACAGAAATGGTACAATAGATTTAGGACAAAGTGATTTTAAACAACCAACAGTCAAAAGAGCTGGTGGTATATTTGGTGGACTAATTAGTATGTTACCACCAGAGATAAGAAGAGCAGGACGTGACGTATTGAATGAATTGAGAAAAAAGGCACCAATAGGCAGAGTAACTGGTGGTAGAGTATTCCCACCATTTAGAATACCACCGTTAAATATTTAATATAATAAGGAGACATAATGGCGTTACCAATAATTGAAAACCCAAGATATGAATTGACTTTACCATCAAGTGATGTACAAGTACAGTTTAGACCTTTTGTAGTTAAGGAAGAGAAAATACTTCTAATGGCTATGGAAACAAAAGACAACAACGAAATAGTAACTGCAACAAAAGACATATTGAAAGCTTGTACATATGAAAAGCTTGATATAGAATCATTACCTATGTTTGATATAGAATATTTGTTATTACAAATAAGAAGTAAGTCAGTAGGTGAAGTTGCTAAATTTAAAGTGATCTGTCCAGATGATAAACAGACAGCCGCTGATGTAGAATTAGATTTATCTGCTGTACAAGTACAAGTAGATGATGACCACAGTAACAAAGTTGTTATTGACGAAGAAAGAAAACTAGGTTTAGTATTAAACTATCCATCGCTAGGTATAACCAAGGCTGGTTTTGATGTGAACAAAGAGAACGTAGAAACTATGTTTAACGTAGTCGCTAGTTGTATTGACCACATCTATGAGGGTGATAAAACTTATCCTGCGAAAGATAGTACAAAGAAAGAACTAGTTGAATTTTTAGAAGGTTTATCACAACAAGCATTTTTAAAGATTAAGAAATTCTTTGATACAATGCCACAATTAAGACATGAAGTTGAGGTTACTAATCCTAAAACGGGTATAAAAAGTACAGTAACCTTTAAGGGATTACAAGATTTTTTTCAATAAGCCTGTCCCACAATAGCCTACAGGCCTATTATGAAACCAATTTTGCCCTTATGCAACATCATAAATATTCATTGACGGAGTTAGATAATCTAATGCCGTGGGAAAAAGAAATATATGTTGGTATGTTAACCAACTATATAAAAGAAGAAAACGAACGGAGAAGGCGAGACAAATAATGGCTGATGATATAAAGGTTGCAGAACCAAAACAAAAAATTCAAGTAGATTTAGAGGTAGACACATCTGTTAAAGATTTAGGTCCTAACCCTTATGCAAAACTTATACACATGGCGAGAGCTGTTGACGCATGGAGAATATTTCCAAGGTTGTTTTTAACAGTTTACATAATCTTATTATATAAGTGTGTCATATGGTATATGAACCTAGGTGCGCCTACAATGGAACAAAGTGGTTTAATTAGTATCGTAGTTGGTGCTGGTGCTGCTTGGTTTGGTTTATACACAGGAACAAGTAAAAGTAAAAAATAATGGCATTACCCACAATCACAGCATCAGGTAGTAACGAAGTAGAAAGTGTAGTAGCAGAAATAGGTCAAGCTATATTTAAAAGAGCTAAAATATCTATTGAAACTGCTGCGTCTGCTGTTGTACCAAGTATTCCTGAAATGGTTGCTGAGATTACAGAAGATTTAAAATCAGGTCCTATGAATAGATTTGCTGAAGGATTAAAAAAACTAGATAAACTTGTTGATAATCTAGGTGGCAATATATCTGATTACAGTAAAGAACTTGCTGGATTTTTAAGAGATAGAGAAGAAAAAACTATTAGATCAGAACAAACTATTACAGAGTTAAGAAAAAGTAATATCATAGCTGAAGTTAATAAAATTACTGGTACTGTAGAAATATTATCGAAAGCACAAATTGAAAAACAAGAAAATAGATTAGAAAAATTAAATAGTGAAAGAGAAACACTAGGCGAAAGATTAGAGAAAAATAGAAAGTTAGTACAAGAAGAAGGTAAAGCCACTAAAAAAAGAAAAGATGATATTAAGAAAACACAAGATAAAATATTAAAAAATGAAGAAGAAAGAATCCAAATATTACAAACCTTGAATAAAGAAGAATCAGGCCGAGAACAATCATTTAGAGAAAAAACAAATGATTTTGTAGAAAAATATGTACCAGATGGATTAAGAGATATTGGTGCTACATTTTCTGAAGGACTGATGCAACCATTTACTGTTATCAAAGACTTGGGTATGACATTTGGTAATTTATTAAAACCATTGAAACTATTACCTAAGTTGTTAAAAGGATTTACAGCTGGTTTACTTGGCGCACTAATGGCTATGTTACCATACTTACTAATTGTTGGTGCAGTCGTGGTAGCGATTATGGGTCTTATGAAAATACTAGATCATTTTGGTATTGGACTTGATGATATAATAAATGGACTTATTAGTTTTAAAGATTTTATACTAGAATTACCAGGTAAGATCGCTGATGGTTTTAAAACTATATTTACTAAAATACAAAACTTCTTTATAGATGCTATCAATGGTGTGATAGGTCTTATAAACAAAATTCCAGGTATAGAGATAGAAAAAATTGATAGAAAAGAATTAAATCAAAGTGAACCTACAGACTTTTCTAAAGTAGAGATGGCGGCGCCAGGCGCTGGTAACTTTGATACAACATCTGCTACTGAACAACAAGACAATGCGTTTCTTGTACCTACTACTCCAGATAACGGTATGTCATTTATGGAAAGAATGAAAACTAGTCCAGTGAATAATGATTATTTGCCAACAACATCTACACCATCATCTAACAGTAATGCTATTATAGATAACTCTGTTAAAACTGTTAACCAAAACAATACAACTCAAAGCATTGGTATATCAAGTAGAAATGATGATGCTACTATTTTTAGAACAAGCGATATAGCTGTCTAATAACTACCTAAATCTTTCTCAGTAATTAATTTAAACTTGGCATTATTATCATCAGCATATCTTATTGCTGCTTCCCATTTTGCTCTATTCTTAATATACTCAAAACTAGAACGCATGAATGCTCTTGTTTTTCTTGTAGGTGTTTTTGGTGGTTTACATTGACGAGATGGTTTAATCTCAATCAGTATTTTGTCGCCTTTGACTGTACGAACTATGAAGTCAGGATAGTATCTGTGGTACTTTTTGTCCACTGGATTGTAATATCTTATCGCTAATTCTTCACTTGCCCAGTATGTAATATCAGGATTACGGTCACAATATAACATAAATCTTTTCTCTAATAGAGAACGATACACTATTCTATTGACATCACCTACATATTTCTTTGGGTTCGTAGGGCGATATAAACCTTTATAAGACTTCCTCATTTTGTTATAAATATACTCATAAGGATATTTAGATGAGTTTTACAAGTAAGGTTTCAAACATAATCAAACAAAAAGTAGCTGGTAACTTATTAAGTAGTTTTACTAATAAGATTGGTGCCTTTGGTCAACCAAAGAAATTAGCGGCTAAACTAGCGAATAAATCACCACTAGACTTATCAAAAAGTCCTGTGGCACACATGGGCCCAGAGGCCAATCCATATTCGTATGGTAGTTTATACTACCCACAAGAGACAGCACAATTAGGCGAAGGTCATTATATCATATTTGATATTATAGAAAATACAGATACAAGATATGGCGGTACTGGACAAGATTATGATATGAAAAAAATGTATCCTCAATCTATGGGTACAGTTGGTGAGGGTAGATTAACAAACCAAGAGCGTGGTAAAAGATTACAGAAACAAGGATTTCAAGCATCTGATAAAATATTAAGAAAACAAACATCAGGTATGGATACAAAAACAAATGCATACCAAGATAGAATAGCTGATAGTATAATTCTATACACACCATCATCAGGAACTAAATTTGATTACAAAGTTGCTTATGGAAATGTTGATACAGGTATCGCTGGTCAAGTAGCAGGATTAATGGATTTAAAAGGATTAGGTGGAAAA